TTGAGTTCATTAAAATGGAAATGGGTGAGATTGCAGGAGTATCTGCACAACGTCAAGGACAAGTTTCAAGTAATGAAACTCTTGGTGGTGTTGAAAGATCTGTTAATCAATCATCTCATATTACAGAGTTTTGGTTTCATACACATGAACAAGTTAAATTAAGAGTATTAACTGCATTTTTAGAAACAGCTAAAGTAGCTCTTAAAGGTAACAATAAGAAAGTACAATATATTCTAGATGACCAGAGTATTGAAATGCTTAATATAGACGGTGAAGAATTCTCAGAAGCAGATTATGGTATGGTATGTACTAGTTCTAGTAAAACTGCAGAATTAGAACAAGCTATAAAACAATATGCACAAGCTTTCTTACAGAATGGTGGTTCAATGTCTACTATTATGGATATTTACTTTAGTCCTAGTTTATCTGATATGAAGAAAAAATTAGAGATTGCTGAAGAAAATGTTAATACTAGAAATGCTAAAGCTGCAGAAGATAATAATAAACTTGCACAACAAGCACAACTTGATACTAAAGAATTTGAAGATAAGAAATTATTATTACAAGATACTATTAGTATTAGAGAAAATGATACCAAAATATATATCGCAGAATTACAAGCATCTATGAAACAAAGTGAAGATGAAGGTATGGATGAAGATAATGATGGTATTAAAGATGAATTAGAAACATCTAAATTAGAATTATCTAGAGATCAAGCTAAAGCAGATAAACTTTTAAAAATTAGACAACTTGATGATTCTATGAAAATGCATAAAGATAAAATGGAACGTGAAGATAAAAAAATTGTAGTTTCAAAACAAAAAAAGGTAACTAAATAGCTATAAGTTAATGTTTCTTTATAAAATTATTATAAAAAATACCATTGACTTTTATAACTTTTTTAGTTATATTTGTAAAATTAACGGGAGAATAACATATACATTATGCCAAAAGAAGAAGAATTTTTAGGAATGAGTCTGTTTGATGATACAAACAACTTAGAAATAAACATGGATTTTAATCCAGATGATTTGGAAGATGACGATAATATCGAGATTCCAAATGAAGAAGAAGAAGTACAAGATGAAAATCTTGACGAACAAGATAATCTCGACGAGGATGAGAGTCCAGAGGAAGTAGGCGAGAACGAAGATCAAGAAGAAGAGGGTGATGAATCTGATGAAAATTCTCCCAATATTTATTCTTCCTTTGCATCCGTTCTTAACGAGCAAGGCTTATTACCCTCTCTGGATCTTCAAGGAATCAAAGATATTAAAAATGCTGATGATTTAGCTTCTCTCTTTAAGGGAGAAATGGAGACTCAGACAAAGAATTATCTTCTAGAGAAGATTGGGCAAGAAGGATACGAAGCTTTAGAAAAAGGAATTAGTCTAGCAGAGTATCAACAATATCAAGATAATGTTCTTACATTAGATTCTATTACAGAAGACTCACTACGAGATGATATTGAACTAAGTAAAAAATTAATATATCAAGACTATCTAAGTCAAGGTATAGATGATAAGAGAGCAATGCGACTCTTAAAAAAATCAATTGATGCTGGAGAAGATTCTATAGTAGAAGATGCTATTGAGTCTTTAGGAAGTTTAAAAGTTGTAGAAGGTAAAAGACTCGAAAGACTTGCAACTGAAAGAAAAGAACAACAGTTATTAGATTCTCAAGCACAAACAAAAATTGATAATGACTTAAAAAATTCCATCTATAACAAAACAGAGTTTATAAAAGGGATTAAAGTTAACAAATCAATACAAGATAAAGTTTATAATAGTATTACTAAAGTAGTTGGTAAAAGTCCAACAGGTGTACTAGAAAACAGACTAATGAAAGAAAGGCGTGAAAACCCAATTGATTTTGATAGTAAACTTTATTACCTATATGAATTAACAAATGGTTTTGCAGATTTTTCAAAAATTACTAGTAAAGCAGAAACAAGTGCTCTTAGTAAATTAGAAAAAGATTTAAGAAGAACAAAATTTGAAGGTTCAGGTTCTCCAAGTTATTTAAGTGATAAAGAGAGTTATGGTGGTATTGGTTCTGAAATAGTATTTTAACAATAAGTAAAAATAATTAATTAATTAAAAAGTAAAAAACATGAGTTTAGGAAAATTTGTAATGACTAAAGGACAATCTTGGTCAGGACTAACTTTAAAGAATCACATTGGTGCTATTTTTGGTAGTCAACCTCAATTGGTTTCTCCTCTTACAACTGTTCTTTTACAAAATTCTGGAATGAAAAACCTAGACACTACTCTCTCACTTTTTCCTGAGAAAGTTCTAGAAACTTCTGATGATTTTGTGTGGAAAGTAGTAGGTAGTGATGAACGTAATATTCCATTAGTGGAAGCACGTTACAATGGAGCTGTTGTCGTAGATGGTGACACTGGTGTAGGTGCTGCTAGAACACACATTGAATTAGTATTCGGTGAAAAGTATTTTAGTGAAGTGCACGTAATTGGTGGACCACGTCCAGATGTATATCAATTCAGATTGATTTCTGAAGCGCAAGAAGAAGGTGGTAACTATGTATATCAAGCAGAAGTGTTTGGTGGACAAGAAACATTAGCAGGAGTTCCTGGTGATGAATTGATTGCTGGTAATAGATTTAGTATTGAATCTGCATACGTTGAAGACGAGTTGTCTACAAAAGGTGCTGATATCCAATTTACTTCTCCTTACTTGATGAGAAACTCAGTTTCTACATTGCGTATGGAACATAAAGTATCTGGAGCAATGATTGATGTAAAAGTAAAACCTGTTTATTTCGCTGGTATTGAAACTAGAGATCCAAACTCAGGTAAAGTACATAAGTCAGTTACTTGGATGCAAGAAGTATATTGGCAGTTTGAAAAATCTCTTTCTAGAATTAAAGCAAGAACATTAATGTTTGGTAAAACAAACAGAGATGAAAATGGTAGATTCTTGAATAAAGGTAATTCAAATATTGAAATTAAAGCTGGTTCTGGTATTAGAGAACAAATGGAAGTATCTAACACTACTACCTATAATAAATTCTCAATTAGAATTCTAGAAGATTTGTTATCTGAATTAGTTGAAGGTAAACTTGATTTCACAGAACGTAAATTTATGTTACGTACAGGTGAAAGAGGTGCATCTCAATTTAGTAGAGCGGTAACTGCAGAAGCATCTGGTTGGTTGAATATTGGATTTGATAATTCAAATTCTAGCGCAATTCAAAAAACCTCATCTAAGTTCCATGATAATTCATATAAAGCTGGATTCCAGTTTACAGAATGGACTGCTCCTAATAACATTCATGTAATGTTAGAAGTAGACCCAATGTATGATGATAAAGTAAGAAATAAAATTTTGCACCCAGATGGTGGTGTTGCTGAATCTTATCGTTATGATATCCTTTATATTGGTTCAATGGAAGAACCTAATATCCAAAAAATTAAAGTACGTGGTGATGATGAGTTACGTGGTTATAAAGCTGGTATTAGAGACCCATTTACAGGACGTAGAGGTGGTGTAATGCAACATATGGAAGATTCCGCTATCATGAGTGCTATGTGTGGTACTGGTGCAATGGTGAAAGATCCTTCTAGAACTGCGACATTAAAACCTTCAATATTAGGATAAAACTAATATAATATATTAAAAGTTTCAAAAGGGTGTACTTATTTATAAACACCCTTTTATTTTATTTAAATTTTAAAAAAGGGAGAATATTATGGAAGTAAAAGAATTAACAAGTAAATTTACATTACCTAGTGATATAGTTATTGTAAAGTTTGTAAAAAGAAAATCTGGAATGGCTGCTCACGTAGATGAGAATCATGTTATTTCAGGAGGTATGTTATCAGGTTCAAAAAAGAAATTTTGTGCCCCACTACAAAAAAATGGTAATATTGCTAATATACTAACAGCAGATGAAAAAGAATTTCTAGAAAAAGAAACTGGATTAAATCTTTCTGTTTATGGTGAATTTTGGCAAAACTTTTATGTATCATTATATAAAGATGATGCTAATAATAGATTTGATTTAAGTAATCCAATGGATTATATATCAATTAAAATATTAGAATCTTTAAATAATGATGTTGCTAAATCATGGAATGATCGTAATAAAAAACAAACATATCAATTTGTTATTACTAGAAGTGATGAAGAATTTAAAGAGAAAAAAGCTAAGTTAGATACTAAAAAATCAGCTTGGAAATTATATGGTAAAATTGAAGATGATAGAGAGAAACTAATTGGTATCTTAAAATTATTAACAAACCAACCAATATCAACCGATTCTAAATTAAATTGGATACAAGGTAAGGTAGAAGAATATTTAGATTCAATGCCATCACAATTTTTATCAATCATTGAAGATCCTTCATTTGATACTAAAGTATTAATTAATAAAGGTATTGATTCAGGATTGATTATTAGAAACTCTAATAAGTATTCAACAGTAGATGGTCTAGACTTATGTGAAAATGGTCAAGTTCCATCATTTGATAATGCTGTTAAATATTTAGATTCTAGTAAAAATCAAGAAGTAAGATCTTTAATAGAAGCAAGAATAGATAACGGAAAATAATATGACAACGAAAGAATTTTCAAATGAATTTGATATATTATATAATAGTATAGCTACAAATGCAGCTCCTGGTATAGATTCATATGAGAAATCAGTATTTCTAACTAAAGCTCAAAATGAATTAATTACAAATTACTTTAATCCTAAAGGTAATAAATATCAAGAAGGATTTGATCAAAATCAAAAACGTCAAATTGATTTTTTAGATTTAGTACAAGTTAAAAAATTAACAGTAAGTAGTAATCCAGTAATTTTAGAGACTATTAAATTAGATAATAGAAGTAGATTGTTTTCAATACCAGATGATATTTTATTTATAATAAATGAAAATATTAATGGTAGTATTGTTAGTACTGATAGAGGAAGTGGTAGAGTTAATAGTATTAATAAAATACTAAATGTTATACCAATCAGTTTTCAAGATTATAGTAATTTTATGTCAGAACCATATAAATTACCATATAAAAATCAAGGTTGGAGACTTATTAATAATTCTGGTCCTACTAATGTATTTGAAATAATTACTGATCCTAATTTAACTATAACTAGTTATATTTTAAGATATATAAAAAAACCTAACCCTATAATACTTGTAGATTTATCTACTGAATTTGCTGGAGAAGGGTTAAGTATAGAAGGGCAAACAATTGCTCAAACATGTGAATTAGATGTTAGTATTCATCAAGAAATCTTACAAAGAGCTGTAGAGTTAGCTAAGGGAGCTTATGAAGGTAATATTAATTCTATTATTGAATTAGGTAAAAGAAGCGAATAATGACTACAGATGAATTTTCAAATGAACTTGATACTCGTTTAAATAAATATAATATTAATTTAAATGAATATGAAAAATCTATTTATCTAACTGCAGCTCAAATAGAGATAGTTAAATCTTATTTTATAGTAGGTATTGAAAGAAATTCTAGAATAAGGATAGATTTAAAAGAGTTAATAAAAAATTATATATCAGAAGAAAAAATTACTTCTATAAATAAAATATCAGAAGATTCTAAATTCTTTAAAATACCAGATAATGTATTTTTAATAATGCAGGAGCAATGTAATATTATATCTACTGATAGTTGTTTAAATGGAAAATTATTAAAAGTGATTCCTAAAACACATGATGAATATAATATACAAATTAAAAATCCTTTTAAAAAACCTAATTCATCTATAGTTTGGAGATTAGATTTTTCTAAACAAGATGCTATTGATAATGTAGAATTAATAAGTCCATATGATATTTCTAAATATCAAGTTAGATATATTTCTTATCCAGAACCTATTGTATTAACAAATTTAAGTACAGGTTCTTTTGGAGAAGGTTTATCAATAGATGGAGTAACTACATATCAAACATGTAAATTAAATGAAAGTATACATAGGGATATTATGAATAAAGCTTTAGAATTAGTTCTAATAAATTATAAACCACAAACTGTATAGTTTAAAACAAAAAAATAAATAATAAATAATAATAACTAAAATTAATAAAAATGAGTGTATTTGGACCAAACCAAGTAGAGGAATTAATTATTGGTAATGCTGTAGCAGCTGAAGTAAGTGTAGCTACATTTATCAGTGCAGCCTCTGACAAGGAAATTAAAGTACTGTCCGCTACTGGTGGGGCACCAGCGGCTGGGGCAGATTTCAAAGTTTTACAAAAAACTGCAGGAGATGCAGCTAAAGGTTTAAACTATGAATTTTCAGATGTGATTAAAGCATCTAAAGTAGACAAAGTAATTCTTAAAACTTACGCAGCTGAAGTACAAAAAGCTGTAACAGTAAGTGGATTTACTGGAAATGTTGTAGCTAATACTACTTATGCAGTAGAGGTTAGACTATATAATGATGGTGGAACTCTTTCGCCTGAAAATTTTGCAACTGTAACTGGTTACTATGTAACTGGAGCTAGTGTAGTTGGTATAACTGATCAAATAATCCAAGATGGAGTTATTGCATCATTAAATGCTAATCTAACTAAAAGAGGTGCTTTTGAAGTAGTAGTTGCTACAGTTAATGCAAATAGTTTTACAATTACTGGAAAAGCACAAACTGTAGTTCCTGGTAAAATTACAGGAAGACAAATTGAATTTGATGTAACTGCTAAACAGTTTTTAAATTCTTCTATTCTTCATGAAAATTTAGGATTGTTAACTGTAACTGTAAATGCTCAAAATTATCCTGGAGCTGGTACTGGTAAGTATGCAGTAAATCTTGAATGGTTTACTAAAGGATATAAATATGAAGTATATCGTCAAACAGGTTATCCAGCTGACTTTAATACACCTTATTATGCAAGTATTAATGGTGTATATAATGTGATTCATATTAAATATTTTGATGATAGACAATCACCTACAGTAGAAAAACAAAATAAAGTTTTAACTATTATGGTAGATAAAGTAGTAAATAATTTAGCTAATAATGCTGCTACAAATGCAGTGTTAGCAGATTTAACAACTATTCTTGGTGCTGCTATGGTTCCTTCTGCTTTACCTATAGTATAATATTAAATAATTTCTTAATAATAAGGGAGAGCAGGGTAAACTAACTCTTCTCTCCTTTTTTAATTCAATAAATATGAAAATATCAAGTCTAACTATATCTACTGATAGAAAACAAATAGATTTAACAATAATAGATGCAGCAACAGTATCTTCTTTAAAATTATGGACTGATGTTACATATAAAGATTATAGTTTAGCTATTGACATTTCAACGAAATTAACTGGAGCAGTTACAGAAAATATTACAATAACATTAGCAGATTTATCACTTCAATATTTTGATGGGGTTTATTTTATAGAAGCTGAAGATCCAAATGAAATATCAATTCAAGTTGTTGCAGATTTAACTAGATATAAAGAATGTATTTTAACAAAAGTATTACAAGTAGCACAATGTAATGATTGTTTAAAAGTACTTAACTCATCTATTATAAATTCACAAGTATTACTATA